CCTGAGTTGGTAATAGAAGGGGCTGAGGCAGAGCCGTCTGCGAACTCTATGGTCTGTGCGCCACTATTTACAACAAGCGTGCCAGTTGTAGTAGGCAGGGTTAGTACCGTTGAACCTGATACTGCTGGGGCTTGTAATGTTACCGAACCGCTGGTATCGCCAGCTACAATTACGCTTGACATATTATTTAACTCCCTTGAGTAAATCTATTTCTGCTCTTAATTCGTCTATCATTGCTTGTTGCTCTTGGATTGCAGCGGTTAATGTAGCTACTAGGAATGATGTATCTATGCCTTGGTAAACTGGAACTGTACGAGTACCCATTACTGCTGGTACTTCTTCTGTAACAACATTGCCTTCCTCGTCTAGTACAGCAGGTATAGCTGGGCTGATTTCGTATTCTTGCTCTTCTGTAGCATCTTTTTCACCTGCAACAGAGTTTGGTATAACTTCAGCAAGTTCGTGTGCAATAAAACCTTCACCATCAGACCCGTCAGCGTTCCACTTGTAGGTGCATGGCTTGAGTGCGGCGACCTTAGCCAATGCACCGACCATTGGTTCAATGGTGTTCTTCAGGCGGTAGTCTGACGAAGTGTTGTACGCGATAGCAGTGCCGCCAGCGTTCACGGAAATAGAGCCAATTTCTCCCCCGTACCAACCAAATTTAATTGCCTTTGTAGAAGCGTAATAAAGATCACAGGTGATTGGAGAAGTTGATCCAGATCGTTGAGCAATCGTGAGCTGACCTCCTAATATTGCACTTGTAGCCCCCACCAACAAATTCCCACTAGCATCTAGTGTCATTGCTTGGGTAAAGGTGATGGCGTTACCTGCTGTGCCTGATGGGGCTGTGTACCATTGATGAGAACCTGTTGATTGACGATAAAAAGAGGCTGCCGCAGTTTGTAAATATGCGTAATCCCCAGCAGCAGACTGATATACGTTATTAGCTAAATCAGTAGTAGTTGAACTAAAGCTAAATAAAGAAGCACGGTTTCCTATTTGCAATGCTCTTGTTCCATTAGACGTAAACCAAGCACTAGGAGTTACACCTAGACCTAGGTTGCCTGATGAGTCTAGGCGCATACGTTCTGTGCCGCCATTAGAGCCAATTATTGCACCACTTAAAAACGCTAAACTACCTGTATCACCACGCATTAAATAATTGCCTGATGTTGAAGTTGTAAAGAATAAACTAGCAGATACTTGAGCTGCATCTGTTCTGCTTTGTAAATTTAAACCACCATACGCAGTTCCAGTTAAGTTTAATTGAGAGCCGTTATATGTAAAACTAGAACTATCAGCTAATAGCCCAGCAGTAGAGGCAAAAGTCACACGACCAGATGTTAAGCTAGATGCCGTTAAATTACCTGTTACCGCAGCGCCAGCGGATGTGATGGAGACGATGGTTGTTGTGCCGCTCTTGATGTCTAAGCTGCCGCTGGTGTCGACGGAGCTTATCTGTACTCCACCTACGCCAGCCGTTAATGATGATAGTGAGTTTGCCATTATGTTTCCCTTATAATACTAACCAGCTATAGCCTGATGGAATTGTCACGACCGCACCACCGTTAATTGTGATTGGCCCCTTGCTTATTGCCGACTTACCTGTTGATAGTGTGTAGCTTGTGGTAACAATCAGCTGGTTCTCTTGGAACACTTGGTCTGCTCCACCCCCTGTTGCCCCACCACCTATTGAACCCCATGCTGTGCCATTATACCCCTCAAAAGCAGTTAAGGTAGAGTTTAACCGCATCATACCTGCAGTTGGGGTTGGGCGCTCCGCAGTTGTACCTATAGGTACTGTAATAGAACCTGTAGCAGAAGAACCCACAATACCCGGGACAGTAAGACTTGTTGCGGATGCTACACCTAAAACTGGTGTTACTAAAGTGGGTGTATTATCGTAAACTAATTTCCCAGTTCCTGTGGCGCCTGTTGAAGTTACCCCCTCAAAAGTAGTATGCCCTGATGCGCTTATTGTAGTAGCAGCCACCGTAGATGGAGTTGTAGCACCTAGAGTACCGTTAAGTGCTGCCGTAGTTAATGTGGCGCCTGTTATTGTTGGTGATGTTGCTAATACGTTATTGCCTGTACCTGTATTAGTAACTGATACCAAACCTTTACTTGCATCTGTAGCTACAGCGCTTGATGCTGTTAATGAGCTAAGGATAGGCTGGGCAGTTAATGTGGCAACACCTGTAACACCTAATGTAGTGCTGAAAGAACCTGATGTAAATGCGCCCGCTGCTGGAGTACTACCCCCAATTGCAGTTGCGTCAATTGTCCCACCGTTAATATCTGTTGTTGTTAATACTGAACTAGCTATAGTAACCACACCTGTGCTGTTCGCAATAGAACCCGCTGCCGTACCATCTTTAGCTTTTATGTTTGTTACTTCTAAGTTAGTGGCATCTACTGTTGTAGTAGATAATATCGTGCCATCAAAAGTTAAACTTGCGCTATCAGCTAATAGGCCAGCAGTTCCGGCATAAGTAACACGACCTGCAGTTAAACCGGAATCAGTAATAGACCCTGCGGTTAAGGATGTAATATTTACAGTACCGACCGTAACAGAAGGTACATAGTCAAACGCTTGGACAACATTAGTGCCATTAGCATAAACCATTACTGTTTTGCCCGTAGGTACTGTAATGCCTGTACCCGCAGATGTTTTAACTAGAATGCTCTGACCACCAGTAGTATTGTTCTCAATGATGTATGGTTTATCTATAGTAGGAACTATTAAGCTTCGAGTTACTGTAAGGGCTACGGCAGAGGTAACATTTAGTATATAGTTACGTGCAACTTGTGTGGTGTTTACATTAGATAATGTAATGGTTAAGTTAGCGTCAGATGTAAAGTTAGCAGTTGCTCTACCTACAATGGCTTCCTCTAACGCAGTGCCTAAGTTAGTGTTTGTTGTAGCACCCCAAGTGCCCGATTGGTCACCAGTACCAATAAGTTCAATCTTTAAATCTGAATATGTACTTGCCATGGTTAGTTCCTTATTAGTTACCTAATTTTACATTGTTTGTCCGGACATTGGAACACTTGTTACGTGTATTGCTACGTGCCTAATTTCATCCCAAGGAGCCCCGCAATCGGTACATGTGCCACTAGTATATTCCGCAGCGTCTACTTCCATCCCACAACTTTTACATTGTAATCTGATTTCATGTTTTGGCTCTATGTCGTTGCCAACTTTTTTAGCGTCTATTATCATGCTGCTACCTTTACCCAATTAGGGTTTTGACTATCGTTTATATTTACCCACCCAGCTGATTGTGTATCAACTACATTTACCCAATTGGGGTTTTGGTCGTCGTTTATTTGACCCCAAACTAATACACTTGCTACTACTCCAGTTCCTACAACGCCTATTGGGTACACATTTGCAGCACTTGTTGTTGATACAGTACCAATTGCCCCAGTTGCTTGAACCCCAGTTACATTTATATAGTTTACAGTTTTAGCAGTTACATTACCAAGTGCTGTTGTACCTTGAACCCCAGTAACATTAACTACAGCCTTAGCAATTTCGGTAGTACTCCCTAAAGCTGTTGTACCTTGAACTCCTAGTACATATACATTGCCTTTAGCTGCTACTACTACACTACCTAGTGCCGTTGTGCCTACAACCCCAGTAACATCAACAACCGCTTTTGCTTCTACATTTACAGTACCTAATGCAGTTGTGCCCTGTACCCCAATTGGGTACACGTTAGCTGTTGCTGTTTGGGTAGTGGTTCCTAGATACGCTGTGGCCGCTAGCCCTGTTACATTTACAACTGCTTTTGCTTCTACTGCTACACTACCTAATGCTGTTGTGCCTTGTACCCCTGTAGGATACACATTAGCTATACCAATAACACTTACATTACCTAAAAACCCAGTTCCACTGATGCCAGTTACAAAGACATTCGCTGCTGCGGTTTCGGTTGTTACGCCTAATGCAGTGGTGCCCTGAACTCCAGTAACATTAACAACTGCTTTTGCATCTACTGTTACGCTACCTAATTCAGCGGTAGCCGATAACCCATCTACATATTCTTCAAGTAAGTCTAGCCCCCAGCTGCCTCTGCTGTACGGGCCGGAACCCCAACCTATGTAGTCATTAGTAGACGCCACACTTTACCTAGCCTTAGACTAAGCAATACGGATGATAGCGTTAGAGGCGTCTGCTGCAGGGAATATAATTGTAAAATCACCCGCTGTAGAAGTTTTATCCGCCCCAAAATCTAATACGGCTACTGCAGTATTGTCAGTGCTATTGTATATTAATGCACCGCGAGCAGTAATTGTCGCTGAAGTCCATGTTACATCACTAAAATCAATAAACGCTGTAGTACCTGTTGAGGTTGGGATTTGTGATACTACTAAAGTCTCACCTGTAGCTGTATACCCTGTACCCACTACTTCGTTTGTAGATGAGTATGCTGTAGTAGCTGCACTGAGTGTTGCCGTTGAGGTATACAATGCGATTTTATAAACCTTTGTTGTACCTGTGTTGAAATTTTGTGCACCGCTCAATAATTGAACTTTAAAGCTAGTGCACATTGCTTGTGAAATTGCCATTTTAACCCCCTAAATTAACTTACTGCTTGTCTATATTGTCCAGAACGGTACGCATCTTCACGTAGTTTACCATCACCAAGTTGTTTTAGTAAACCAATAGCTTGTACATATAGTTGCTGATATTGTTGAACCAAATCGGCTTCCCCCTTCATAAATCGAATAGCTTCGACGAGTGCCCCGTTTAATAGCGCAGAGTCAAACTCATCACCTAACCAAGTAGTACCCGCTGTAACAATAGACTCTGGATAATATCCGTAATGAAGTTCTACCCCATACGCTTTATCCGGTGTAGGTCCAACTATAAACGAATTATTATCAAAATATGCGTAATATTTAGGCTCACCAGCAGCGGTGCTACTTTTAGGATATGCTTCCCGCATAAAGTTTACATCTTTATTAATAAGATATAAGTAATTACCTAGGTCATCAATAACAGCTAACGAGTACGAATACAAAAAGTCAGACGGACATCCTACATATTTGTTGCCTATAGTCATGTTACCGGTTACATTTTTACGGATTGCAGGTATTTGAACAGTGTTATATATCTTCTGCTCAGCCTGTTCCGTAAACATAGCAAGTTCTTGCGCTGTGAATGTATTTTCACATATGTTTTGTATATTGGTACATAAATCGGCGTAGTTCATTTAATACCTCTTAAGCCATTGGACCGCGGGCTGTCTTACCTTTAGTTGCTGCACCTGCACCACGTTGTACAATACCTGTGGTTTTAATGTTTTCTTTGCCGGGGTCGCCAACGCTTACTCGCATTGCTTCCATACCGGGTTTAATTTGTTGTGCTTTTAATTTATTCGGGTCTTGCGCCATTTTATACTCCCTATGATGTTACTATTACTACATTTCCAATAAACCCAGTACCTGTTACACCCAACGGTGGTACTAGCCATGCCCTGCTTTGTGCGTACCCAGTAAAGTCTGGGCGGGGGTTTCTAATCGCTTGTGGGTCGTCCACTGGGAACGTACCTAATTTAAGCTGCGGGTGGTCCATTTCCCAGCACTCTGGGCACACCTTAATGTTTACGTCGTGGTCTTTAATAACAAGGTTACGTAACTCACGTAGTTTATATCGGAACCCACAACGGTCACACTCCGATATTGCCTTATTACCTGTTGCGTATCTATTACCCATAATTAGTATTTACTTGAAATGCGGGGCACAAACCTAATAGCTGCCTTTTCTCTATCTTCCCCTGCAGCTAAGTCAAACTGCTCATCGTACATTTGTTTTAACATAGGCACCCTGTCGGCTAGTTCCGGCACTTTAGCTGCAATGTGGTACGCAAGCCCTGCTGTAAGAGCAGGTAAAAATCTAAAGCTAACATCAGGAGTTTCTACACCTGAACCCGCGTCTTGTAGCCTACGTAAACGCCAATATTTTAACACATAGTATGGTTGCAATACGGTACCTTGATTCGGTACAGGCCATAATGTTACTTTTGGGTTATCTCGCAGGCGTTGTATCCATATTTGTATTGGGCGGCCTTGATTTAGTTTAGCCGGTATACTTGCATACGTTGATACGCTTATACGGGAGATAGTTAAATCTGATTGTGTTGAGGCATTACCCGAACCAGTACGAATTACATGTTCTAGTAGGTCTATAGTATCTGAGGGCAAATCGTATGTAGCTACGCCCTGAAGTAAGTTAATAGTGCCTTCTTCGATAGTCCACATGTTAATGCCACGGTTTTGCCACTCTATGGTCATTAAGTTCATTGAACGACGTGCAGTACGTAAGTCATATCCAGAACGCATCTCACGCCCAGCTCTCTCCCACGCTTCTTCTGCTATCTCAGTAAACTCTAAATTAAATGCTGTGGTGTTTGACGTGGTCATATGTTTTTACCAAATAAATACTACTTCAACTATGCCTAGGCTAACAATAACATAATGGTCATCTTCAATTAGCTCGTATTGAGCCCCTACTGCAAATCCACAAATCATTCCGATACTGAATAAGTGCATCATGCTATTTTCCTATAAGGTTTAACCTTACTCTTAATCTTAGCAGGTTGAGATACAAACTGCTTGCCTTTTGCCTTCACGTTTTGCTTTTACACCTTTTGGCATCTTAGGGATACTGACGTCTCCACCTTTTTTATACTCGGTGAAATCGGTATTGTCTCTACGCTGTTTCTTAATACCCTTTGGTATTTTAGAGGGCCTAATTGCGCCCATGCCCCTAGAAGCCATCATAATATTCCCCTTACAACATCTTACCGCGAGTTTTACCTTTAACACAGCAGCCATCAGCACGTTTAGAAGCAGAACCTACAGAACCGCCTTTTTTCATTGGTCTATTAGCTTTTATAGCGTTAGCAGCCGCCCGCGCAAAACCTGAACCCTTAGCCGCTGGAGTTGGAGGATTAGCTTTTATTTGGTTTATCGCATCTCGTGCCGCACCCATAAAACCTGAACCTTTATTTGCTTGTGCTTGCTGTAATGCAGGCTTTATTTTTGCTGCTATGTTCCT